CTTGTATAATTACCATCTTCTATAACAATGGTATTTGTTGTGTTTGGTTGAGAAACCCCTGCCATATTGAATAATTGAATGGTAAATGTATTGTTTTTTTTACTGCTTGAAATCGAATACCAAAAAATAGGCATTTCAACAAAAGACACTCTCATATTAATGACATTTTCAATTGGGATTGGGAACGTATAATCAAAAGAGCAACTATTGGTTTTAAAAAAGTTTGCCCGAAATAAACTATTTATACGTACGGTTTTTGTTTTTGTTTGTCTCTCAACCGGGTTTATTATTCCATTTGGGTATTTATAATTATAAACAGTATTGATATCTGTATTTTTTATTGGATTAAAGTTATGGTTCTTGCTATTCATTTCTATATTTGAGGTAAGAACGATCCTCGACTTATTTAAAAAAGTGTTAATTTCTTCTTTAAGTGTATCGTTTATTTCTTTACAATTTAATAATTTGATTTTCATTAGTTGAATATTTCGTTGTATATCATCTTCTGTATAATTTTTGGTTGAAAATTTAAAAAAGTCTTCAAGATTTTGGATACTGTAATTATTAATATTAAAATCAATTTGGTCCATAATATAAATTATTATTAATTTATATGTCTAAATCTATTTTTTCATCAGCAAATATAACAGTAAAAACAGTTTTTGCGAAGAATCCTATTATAGTGAAAACGGACCCTATACCTGTATTATCTGATGAACTTAAATACATTCAGGACTTATTTAAGTCTCCGCTTGTGCCGTATTTAATTGACGTGCTTAAACAATATTTTTTAGGAAACTTCGATTACGTGCTTCAAAAATTACAACCGACTATGTTACAATCTTTAACCGATACATTATGGGGGTTTAGCAAAAGTAAGGTAACATATCCAACCTATGAAAAAATCCGAGAAATATTAGAATTATATTTAAAAGGATTAACACAACAAAACGAACTCTATTTAAAATTGCTTAATACGGAAAGTTTCTTAGAAAAATGTAAAGAACGTAGTAGTATTTTAGATAATATGCAAAAACTCCGAGACTATATAGAAAATTTATCCAAAACGATGACTGTATTTAATCCAGACCCTCAAACAATCATAGCCGCTGAAGTAAGAGAAGAACACGTTAGATATTTAAAATCGTATGGTTATCCACTTGGAGGTGTATTCGAACCCGAACTATTAAATGAAATTTACGAAATTATGTCACAGGAAACAACTCCCCAGATAACTCCTCAAATAACTCCTCTAACCTCGCCTCAAATAACGCCCTTAACATCGCCTCAAATAACTCCCCAGATAACTCCCCAGATAACTCCTCTAACCTCGCCTCAAATAACTCCTCTAACATCGCCTCAAATAACGCCCTTAACATCGCCTCAAATAACCCCATCGACAACCCCAAGATAATTAATTTATAACCGATGACGTCTTGCAAGATATGACGATGCAGTGGTTCCAACAGCACCGTATTCGGTATGTGGTTTATAAATATAATTTTTACTATATGTATAACATAGGTCATTTTTACAATTATTATATTTTTGGTTGTATGGTAAATTTGTTGTATCGTATAAGGATTTAAAAAAAGTGGACCTTCCCAACCTATTTGAAGGATATGATGCTTGTTGTAAATTCATATATATATATGAATATAAAAAAATTAGTGTCCGCAAGAACCACATCCGGGTTTGGAGTTATGAACGATATCAATCATCGGCGAGTTTAGAATGGTGGTCTTAAAATATTTTAAGACAGCAGCTGGATTATTTTGTGAATCATTCGATATCCTTTTAAAAGCGTTTTTATCGGTAAGTTGCATTTTTATTTGTTGAGGCATAATATAATAATATAATAAAAAATAGAGTTTCTAAATAAAATAAAACTATTAACTTATCGCAATAGGACAATTACAACCATTAATAATATTAGTTTTAATTTTTTTATTACCATACAAAGGAAAAGAAGCTGTTGACCCACGTCGTAATGGTCCTTGTCCCTTTAATTTATTAAGGTACCTATTATATGAATTGTGTTTTATATCGCACCCGTTACCTCCAGGAGATTGTGCGCCTGGTCGACAACTGGTTAATGTTGATTTCAAACTATTTCCACCGATAGACCCGCCACGCGTGGGAACATATGTTTGTTGATAACTTGGGTTTTCACGGTCGCTCATTTGGTTCCAATTAACTTTTAATGTATTATTTGGATATCTATATGCTGACAAGACCCCTAAATTCATCGTATACAAAGATGACGCAACACGCACGGTATTTTGAATAACTTGTTGTTTTTGGTATTGACTTACGGCGTTATTAGACATCGAATTAAACCCGCATCCTCGACAACCTGAAGTCGAACATTTACATACCCCTTTATAGCATATTGATATCAAACTCGGGCAATTACTTGCGTCAATTAAATAACTCATTTATATATATAAATAAATTAAAATTGATTTAAAATTTAAAAATCAGTAAATAAAATAATAACCCAAAATGAATTCAAAAAAAACTTGTATTTATTGTACTAAACAATATGTAAGGGAAAAGTCCTTATCAAAGCACCAAATAATGTGTGAGATGGTATTTAACAAAAGGTCAACTGTAAATAGTGAAGATGACGAACCCGTATATACCTTAAAACAACTGAATACAATCATAAAAGAACTTGTTTTAAAAAACGCGAAATTAGAGGAAGATGTTAAAGAGTTAAAAAAACATCTTTTAAAGGAAAAAAAGAAATTTAATGTGCTTGATTGGTTGTCTACAAACATCATTACCACATACCCGTTTGATGAAATTATAGATAAAATCACCGTAGAAATAAAACACATCGAATATATGCGTTATAATAAATTATTAGATACGATATATTTAATAATTGATAATCATCTCCAATTAGAACAACCGGATGAAGATGACAAACATAAAAGAATACCAATAGTTTGTATTTCAGAAAAGAAAAACACCTTTTACATTTATACTGACAATTGGATAGAATTTTCACAAGGTGACATGATATGTTTCTTGAACAAACTCCACAAAAAAATATTAATAAAGTTGTGTGAATGGAAGCGGATAAACCTACACAAAATCCATACCGATGATAAGTATTTCGAAATATATAACAAGTTAATGTTAAAATTAATGGATATTGATTTTAAAAAGGAGTGTGTGATAACAAACGTAAGAACCGTTTTATATAATAAATTAAAAATAGATGTAAAAAACATATTAGAATATGATTTTTAAACCTTTTAACACTGAAGACATACAATAATACACCTGAAGACATACAATAATACACCTGAATACACGTCATAATACACCTGAATACACACAATAATAAATTTAAAAAAATAAAAAATATCTAGAACCCCGAATTAAACGAATGGGAATGATGGTTGGATTGCTACGCCGCATATTCCAGAGTCATTTTGTGAATCTGTCCTTAAAATTCTAAAATATCCTTTTTCTCCCCAACTATCGCCCCAACTATTCTTAAGTAACCAATATTTGGTGTCGTTTTCCACGCCATAACCAACAATAAGAACCCCGTGGTCTAAATTCGTATTACAGTCGGATAAATCCAAAATACCGCTTGAATATGATTGAAAATAACGGGTATCCGCATCAATCGCAACCGACACAGGTCCAATTGAAACCGCTTCTTTTAATGCGAGTTGATTGTTTGGAGTCACATCGTAACACCCGTGAACTTTAACGATAGGTTCACAATTTAAACACTTATAGGTCGTTTTTCCGCTACTAGAAGTATACGGATACTCATCTTCTGAACATAATCCGTTAACCATAGCGTATTTAAAAGCGCTATCCATGAGTCCGCCATTACAGCCACTATTTCCATAAAGTCTTGAGCAATCAACCAGTTGTTCTTCTGAAAAACTAATTAAAATCTGGTTTTGTATTGCGTATGCACCTTCGATTGCTCCTGTTGCTGAAAAAGACCAACAACTACCACACTGACCTTGATTTTTTACTGGGGTAACTGCATTAAAAAGACGCCAATCTAATTCATATGGGACTGGTTTATTCGTATAATTAAATGTTTTACAAGCTCCTAAATTAGTGTCGGCATCGTTAACAATTCCAAGAACGTATTTATCGTAAAATTCGTATTGCGATAAATCAGTAAATGAATTTATTGTCATTTTAAAATTGTGAATGGATTCCAAATTATGTTTGATGATGTCTCTTAGATTATTTTTGAAAATTAAGAATCTGTAATTGAATTCATCGAATGAATTATATTCTTTTCCGTATTTATTTTTAAAATCGTTAAATTTAAACCAATGGTCTGTTTCATTTTCTAAATTTATTTCTGTTTCGTATTTATCAATTAAAGTATCAACAATAAGAGTGTGAATTTTGTGTGATTCGCGTATAAATTGGTCATCATCCAATATAGCGTTCTCGATAGAATCCACAATATTATATGAGTATTCCTTTAATTCGCGTAAGTAATGGGTATAATTGTCTAATTGTAAAACAGACCCGCGTAAATTTTCGGTAGCATAATAACTGGAACAAAAAAGGAGTGTAACAATAAATAAAAACATTTATAATATATATCTTTAAATTATTTAATATCTTTACGAATTCATTTAACCCAAAAAAAAAAATAACTCTCGTTATTTTTTCGTGTTTATTTCGCTTTTATTTCGCTTTTATTTCGCTTTTATTTCGTGTTTATTTCGTTTGGTTTATATTCAATTTCGCTTCTCCTTTCATGTATACGCCATTCACATCATACACCCCCGGTAAAATGACTTGTATACGTGTTGAGTTCTAACTGATTATTAATTTGGGTTTCGATTATGGACGCAGACGAAGAGTCAACATAAACGTCATCTTCCATAAGATGTTTATTTAGTTCAAAATCACAATAATCTAAATAAGGTTCGTTTACTCCGATATTTTCAAGAATTAACCAAAACCAAGGGTCGTCATAAACTATGCGTGCCTCTTTTTCTGGATTACGTATTTTTTCCTGAAGGTTAATGTTGGCGATATTATTGTGCCAATAATTGAAATGAATATAGGCTTCATTGTAAACATTATTTTTATTTGTTTTACTAATAAAATCAATACGTTTAACGCTTCCGATTCGTAACGTGTTAAACACGCGAACCATATGTTCTTTTGTAATATTCTTAAAAACGCGAGGAATATAAAGACTCATCACTGGGTCGAGTTGTTTATTCATTTTATTTGTTGTTTTAGTATTCATTTTATTAGTTGTTTTATTAGTTGTTTTATTTGTTGCTTCAGGTTAAGAAGCAAAAAGCATTTCAATTTTTTTTAACAGGTTCGCAATTAAAATATCCAAATTTATAAAAAAAAGGAGTTTCCTTTTTTTTTATTTTTTGTTTTTATTTTTTATTTTTTGTTTTTATTTTTTATTTGTTGTTTTTTGTTTGTTGTTTTTTGTTTTTTATTTTTTTACATAATTCTATTAACATAATTCTATTAGGAGTATATGTTATGGGGTTGTAAAAGGTGCAATATCATAATAGTTTTGTTGTTGCGCGTATTCGGATTCTTCGTCATTAAATAATTCTTCAGGTTCATCATCAGTAATGCCAAATATCATTTTACGAATACCATCATTAAACCAATGATATTGATAAGTGCCGTCATCATTTTCATGAATAATGCGTGCGATAAGTTCAGAGTCTTCGCACTCAATATTTAAATACATATATCCATTTTTGATAAATAATCGTATCCCATTGAGAATGTTAACCTGCGGCATTTCTGCCATGTGTAATTGAAACGTATCGTCCTCGGATACATTCAGCCATTCGAAACCACGATACCAAATATATGAATATGTTTCATCATAATTTAGACGAATCCAACCGGCTCGTTCGGATTCATTACATTCGTGTGTCAAATATAAATATTCGCCAATACTATATAATATTCGTCCATTTATATCGTGCGATTGGTCGTATCGCCTGGGTTCTTCTGGAAAAACCGCGCTAGCATAATCATTGGTGAGGTCCATTACATCATCATTATCATTTTTTGGTTGATTCGTCATTATTGAACGACGACATATAGGACAACTATTTTGAGTTGCACAACACTTCATTAAACACATCAAATGAAAGTGATGCCCGCAATTGGTAACTGCGTGATTTACTTCCTCCATAACTTCTAAACATATAGGGCATGAGTGTGACATTTTTTTCTAAAATTTATACTTACTTTTTGTTACAAAAGAGACAAATAAAAAAATCGTTTCATTTTTTTTATTATGATACCACTTTTTTGAATACTTAAAATAACACTCTATAAATTATCATAAAATTCCTTTACCTTACGATTAATTTTAATGCGTGTTACATCAAAAGATGTTAAATAAATACCATCGATTGATTTAACGCGGGATAATGCAACATATGTTTGTCCTGCTTCGAATATTCCTCGACCAACATCAATTTGTGCCATATCTAAAGTGGTTCCTTGAGATTTGTGGATGGTAATTGCCCACGCCAAAATTAACGGTATTTGTGAAACACCAATTCCAGGAATATTTTCGCTCGTCCAAGTATAATAATTAATAGTCACTTCAGACCCGTTATTAAATCTAACGATAGGTAATCGGGTTATTTCACTAAATCCGGTAATAATTCCTTGAGACCCATTACATAAAACAATATCGGATGATATTTCCATATTTACGATACACATTACAAATGCTCCCACTTTTAATTTAAGGGTTGGTTCACATAATAAATTTGTTTTTATGTGTTGTAGTTCGATATCTATCTCAACATTACCAATCTTATTTCTTTTTCGTTTGTCTTCGTCGCTTAATAAAGGTAAATTAGTTAATAGTTGTATTTCAAACGTGTGTTCTGGCGTGGTTAATTCTTTCATTTTATTAGAATTAATGGCTTCAACGCTATTTCGTCTAGGGTATAATTGGGTTATAACATTTCCTTCGGGAGGAATTAAACCAACCCGACTCTTTAATAACTCGTTAGAACTGCGTTTTACGACTCCTTCACGAACTTGATTTAAAATAGAAATGTATTTATTATCTGTTTGTCTGAATATTTTGACCAATTGAATCTGACAGTTCTTTTTAAATACATTATTCCAATCTTCGCTTTCAAAACAAAAGCGCATAGTATCCACATCGTTATAATTACCGACTGGAGGTAATTGGTAAAAATCTCCCGAAAGTATGACTTGGATTCCTCCAAAAGGTGAATGGTTATTACGAACGCCTCTTCCAATTGCATCTAATGTATCGAATAATTTAATAGACATCATACTGACTTCATCAATAACTAATACGGATATCTCGGTCCAAGCCTTTTTTTTATAAATATTTTGTTTTATTTTATTAATTAACACGTCAACAGACCCATTCCCAAGACCTATACCGCTCCAAGAATGAACCGTTTTTGCTTTACAATTTAACAAAATAGATGCGCAACCTGTTAGGGCACAAACTTGGATTCCTTTTCTGTTTGAAATACAGTGTCTATAAATTTTTCGGATTAATTCAGATTTACCTGAACCGGCTGAACCTGTAACGAATACATTCTCGCCAAGTATAAATTTATCGAATGCGTTTTGTTGTTCTAATGATAATTCCATGTTAAGTTTTATTAATATATGCTTTTTATTAATATATGTTTACGACTATTTATAAATCAATTTTTTTGTTATTTACAGCCGGCGATACCTTTTTCGACTGACTATCGGTTTGCGTTTTATAGTTTTACTATATCGTATGGTATGGTATTTTTTTAATTTAGGAATTGCGCGTGTATAGATACCTTTTCGTTTTAAATGCGAATTTCGAAGAAAATCGGTTTCAAGTCTTTTATGTAATGGTTTATTATTCGTCTTAACTTCTAATAAAATAACCAGGTCGTTATTATTAAGTCGACAGGATTCCATTTAATATATAGACATATAAAATAATATATCAATAAATATATAACAATGAATGATTCATATGAAGAAGATGAAAACTCTCCTGATTTCGAAAAAGACACGGATTATATAGAAGAACTTGAAGAAGTAAAAGAAGACTCAGACGAAGAAGGAGACTCAGAAGAAGATGACGACGAAGAAGAAGACGACGACGAAGAAGAAGATGACGACGAAGAAGAAGATGACGACGAAGAAGAAGAAGATGACGACGAAGAAGAAGAAGATGACGACGAAGAAGAAGACGAAGAAGAAGACGACGAAATGAAAGGAGGTAAATATAAACGTGCAATTAGAAGAAAGAAGCATACGTTAAAAAAACATAAATCAAAGAGAACTAAAATAAATATGTCAAAGAAAATAAAATCTAAGATGACAAAGAAACGAACGTATAAGAAACGAACGTATAAGAAACGACCGAATAAGAAACGAACGTATAAGAAACGAACATATAAGAAAAGAACGTATAAGAAACGAACGAATAAAAAACGAACGTATAAGAAACGAACGTATAAGAAACGGTTATAAATTATACTTATCGAATGGGTCAATTAAATCTTCAATAAATGGGTTCAACTTTTCAGGATTAATTAATTTTAAATTATTAAACAGTTTGTGTTGAATCCAATTATTTTTAATCAAAAGTGCGTTTTTTATTTCTTGATGAAACATTTGGTCTATAACAGAATAAGACGATTTTAGCATTAATATTTCCTTTATAATTGTTTTTTTAAGATTAAATAGATACGTCAATTTCGCAGAATGTAGACTATTATTATTTAAAGTATTAACGTATCGAATTTCGTTTTTAACGTTTGTCAACAACGAAATTTTCTTTTTCTTTTTATCATCAATTTTTTTAATTAATGAAAAAATGTTTGTATTGTAAATTACTGAATATTGTGAACGAATTGCATGTGGTATAATGAACTGGTTTGTTTCTTTTATCTCTGAAATTTTTTTCTCAACATCATTTATTTTTTTAAATACATCAACGTGTTTGGTATCTTCATTCGTATGGGTTGTGTTTTTAAATAACAATATAGTTCCAGAGGTAAACTCGACGGTTGATTGTAATTTATCGTATTGGTGTGCCGACATTTTATGTGATTCCGCCGCAGCATCAAACTTAAAATAACTTACCAAAGCTAATAAAAACGCAATTAAACCATTAACACCTGATAATAATATAGGACCATACTGATAATACATGACATTCGCGGATAAAATCGTAGCCGCAGTTGAAAGTATTATTGCAGGCATCATTAATTTATTTAATTGGTATTCGCAGTAATCTTTTGATTCCATATATATGATTTTTTGTCCTTTTAAATAACTCGCAAGAACATCTAATGCGGATGAATATTGATGATTAATGTCGAAATAATACTTATCTATTTTATTTTCAACGTTATGATAATTTAACCTGTTATATTTTGGTTTGGTGTCATTAATTTGAATACACACGGAACCATTATTACTATGGTCCAATTCACTATCACTATCGCTAAAATCGCTATCGTTGTCATAATGTATAATATTTTCAGTTTCTAATACCTTTTGAGATTTCGAATTGAATTTATTAGAGTGGTCTTTTAAAGTATTAAACGCAGTATGCATTAATTCTAGATTAGAATCATGTGTGTTGACTTGATTTGTTGTCATAATATAATAATAGAATAATATATTATAATGAGTAAAACCCGTAAAACGAGTAAAAGTATACCTTGGAAAGGTTGGAGAAAGGAAAAACCCGAATATCACGAAAGAACTGTAATGTTGAGAAAATGCGGTAAGAAATGCTTTTTAGGAACAAAACGGTCGTTTCCGATTTGTAAAAAGAACACGTGTAAGGTTAGTAAAAAAGGCGTTTATGCCGCATATATTCGGTCACGAGAATATAGGAACAAAAGTGATAAATACCGAAAAATTTCTGTTAAGGCACATAACCTATTAACCAAAATGTAATACCAAAATGTAATAAAAAAAAGATTTAATAATATATAAACTTTTGTATAACAAATATAGTAAAATGGATTTTCAAAACGATGAAGATTGGGGGTTCTTTATTGATTTGGAATTAGATAACTTTTATTACCCACACCAAGAAAACATTTCTCAACACGAAAGTCTAGTAAATTACAAAACCGTTATTGATATACGCGAAATTGACGAATACAACTACGATTATCCACCACAACCAATAAAACTCATTAATGTTACACATAAAAAAAAACAAGAACCAACTAACCTTATGATGAACGTATTTTTAATTTGTATAATAGTTTATGCATTTAATTTATTAAATTTCATATTTAATTAGAGGTGTTTATTTTTCGTATTTAACCCGATTAAGGTATTGGGTTCGGGGGGCAACCATCTGAAATAATATTTCCACTAATATCTCCATAAATACCACTATAATTAATGGTAGCCGTTCCACAATCCCCAGTTCCATTCGCATTAATAATATTTCCGCTGTTTGTAAGTGTCTTTTCAGAAGCTATGGTAATCGTTCCAAAATCATAGTTATATATTGAACCGGTATTGGTTGAATTCTTATTAATATTAAATGATGCGTCAATTGTTGAATTATAAATAATACCTGAATTGGTTATTGTTTGAGTACTGTCATTATTATCATTAATTTTAAAAGTTCCATAGTTTTTTATTATTGCGTATTGATTATTATCTAAACTATTATTATTAGTTATAGTATTTCCACGATAATTATAAATTGTTCCAAAGTAATTAATTAATCCATTCACATTCGCGGTTATTGAAGACCCAGTTGTGAAATCGGTTCCGTTATACCC